AGGTATGCTCATCACCAAGTTTGACGATGAGGAAGAACTGTACTTTAGCTACTGGCGTGAGGGCATCAACCCTATCAAATTATCTTGGTGGATGCGACTGAAGCTGTGCTGGATGGTGCTGACGAAAGGCAATGTCTATAATGACCAAGTTATTCTAAATAAAGAAAAATCAAAAGAATTAGCGAATTGGATAAATGAAAATAACAATTGAACCAACCGAAGACCAGTCTGGTAATAGCGCGGACACCATGCACTCAACGGTAAGCGTAAGCATTGCCAATGACGATTTGGATATTGGTGATACAATGGCGCAAGTAGTGAAAGCTCTGCAAGCGTGGGGATTTCACAACGAGAGCATCGCGGGATACCTCGATAAAGAACTTGCGTGGCAACTTGGGTTAGGCGGAAGAGACGACCAAGCAACGATGCTTGAAGGCATTTATAAGACAAACGATGAGTAAAGAGGAAAGAACAATCGTAAAAGAAGAAATCGTTGAACGATTCATGGAAGATGTTTGGGGTAGGTCAAAAATTTCTTGGTATCAAAGAGCTTGGTGGCGATTGTGTTGGAAGTATAAAGCGATTGAGTATTGGTGGCGCAAGAAACGCCAGACTTGGCAAACAGGCTTCCCGCATGAACAGGCATGGAACTTTCAGAGTTGGAATGCTAAGATGGTTGCGCCTCGCCTGAAGTACCTCCGAAATAACCTTAACGGTTGCCCTACCGAGATGTTTGGAGAGGATTACGATCACAACGCCGACTCCGAATTATCCGAGCAGGAGAGAGAATTAGCTATGGATAGGGCTATGCGTAGCTGGGAGAAAACTTTAGACAAGATGATCTGGTCGTTTGAGCATTGGGAAGATTTGACTAGCCCAATTAAGCCCAAAGACTACGACCCAAGACACAAGAAGACTACATATAGCGACGGTAGCGTTGGGTACGAGGGCTTGGATGAGAGAAAATGGGACTGGACGCCATGCGAAAAACATAGCGAAAGGGTTCAAGAAGGGTTGGATTTGTTTTCTAAATATTATTTAAATTTGTGGGACTAATATATGGGATCTCTTCAATTAAACCCGCCGATTCCAGTAGAGACTCCGTTAGGAGAAGGATGGGCTCATATCGTGATAGATTATAGCCCTGACTTTAATACGGTGTGGGTTGTATTTCTAACCGAATCTGGAATGGTCAAGCATTTTGATTCTAATGATTTAAGGGTATGTGGGAACGAGACATTCGGCATACCTTACCACAATAAACCTAAAACAAACCCAAGACCTTGGGTAAAAAAATGAGTGATAAAACTTGTGACTGCGACAAAAAAAAGGGTGAGCAATGCCCTATGTGCTGCTCTAAATGAAGTTATTCTTCCAACACGTAACTGGGAGGATGACAGACGCTACAGTTATATTCTGTAACGCATTAGCCAACTTTGAAGACAGCGAAGAAGATTATGCGTTAAAAAACGGCTGGGCGGTAGACGAATGGTCCGACCAAAGTCCAAGGCTCTGGTATCAAGCGAGGCAGACCAGACTGAAAGTATCAGAGCTAAAATACAATAAAAGCACCAGAAAGATGCTTACCCCCTGCAAAGGGATAACTTCTATTTTCAAGCCACTACTAGAATGCGACCTTCAAGAACTTGAGGAAATATATCTCAAATATGTAGCACACAGGGGGTTCGAACCTGACATGCATATTAAGGATTTATGCTTGGACCCGCAAAACAAATACGTATTAGAGCATAGAGAAGAGGGCGTACTTCACGCATTTACGATTTGTAGATTGTATGACAACTGCAACTCAATGACTTCAATTCAGTTCTGCTGGGACTACCATAAGCCTAGAATATTCTTAGGAAAATACAGCATGATAAAAGAATTAGAGGTAGCGAGAGAAAAGGGGCTCGACTTCATATACATGATGCCGGGATATGAAGATGTGTGCGTTTATAAGAGTTACTTCCAAGGGTTTGAATTTTGGGACGGATGCGGATGGAGTGACGATAGGAAAACATTCTCCGAAATGTGCCAGAGAGATTCCGAGGTAAACACAGTAAAAGACATGGACTCTCTTATGTGGGAGTACGATAAGGGCTACTTCTCGAAGTATAAGGCAACTTGACTTCTAGCCACCCATTACTTTCCGATAGTCACCCAACCCTCCAACTTATCAATCATTCTTAAACACCAATGATAGAGTCTCCTGTTTAATCTACAGCCCCATCTGACGAGTTTATTCCAATACTTGAAACAGTATTTGTATCTCCATTTCTCCTTGTATTCTTTTCGGGCTTTTGCTTCTTCTTCCCACGTTGCATGATTGACCTTGCTCTCCGTATTATCTTCAAGCCTGTATTCCGTTAGCTCCACGTCACCTTGTGCTTCTCCATTTTTTACATGAACGCGGTAATCTACCCAAGCATCATGCTTACTGTCTACATCATGAATAAGATCGCAGAACGTAACGTAGCCTGTGAAATTGTCCTTTACCCACTCATGGCTCCTTTCTTCCATAGTCCACATAGGACTCCAAAACCCGCCGCTGTCTCTATCCTTCTTTTCTTCTTCGGTTAGTTCCCTTTCCTCGTACTCTACCTTCTTCTCGTAAAGAATTTTATCCTTACTAATCTTGTACTCTATAAGCGCGTTAGCCAAATCCTTTGTCTGGAATGAGTGATCGTGCCTAAAAGTAGGGGCAGTATTCGCCCCGCCTCGTGGCAGCGGCATTTCGCAACTTATATAATCAAACATCCCCATAATTAATATCCATTCTGTCTTATTATTGTCATCCCAAATCCTAAAAATTTCAAAGTAAAGTGCCAATAATAATCATCTTCTACATACAAGCAACATTTCGTAGGAAAACTGAAGCCATATTCTATCCCAAAAAGGGAACGCTCCGGTGCAAATCTTTTCCCCGCCCACGGGAAATTGATATGGATTTCCCAAAAGTCGTGCCACTGTTTTTCTTTTCTATAAAGTCTCATTTTGTCCCAACTGTAAAGGAATCCTTGTCAGTTGCTAACCCCATAAATTCAAAACGGTTAGAATCGGATGACTTCTATAACAGCGAGGCGACCATCGACGTAACCATGCCTATAGCAGATTCTGTTTCCGTACTCATCGTACCCCCTAGGCGGTTGCTTGTATTTTCTCTTCTTCTTAGTCTTCATCGAAGTAGTCGCAATCGTTAAACGGTTTTTCTTCCCAAAGATTCACAGCTATGACTTTCCTTGTCCCAAACTCTATCTCCTTTACACCGTGGAGCTTAGACGAATCGAACAAAACGAGTCTATTAAACAGAGGGGAGACGACCTTGTAATCAGAGGGCAATGGAACTTCTTCGCAGAGATCAAATGAGGTATCTATTTCGGGCCAAAAACAAAATTCCCCGCCTACGACATCTTCTATGTCCTTACTCCCATAGTAAACAATGCCAATTTTAGGGTGGTGGTATTTGTTCTTGTACTTTAGGAGGCTTTCATCTTTGTCGAAATGAGGCAACATTCCCCAAGTTTCGTCATAACTATTCTTGATGTTTTGTGGCCCTAAGCTGTTAGTCCAAAATTCATAAAATTTAACCCCTACGTTTTGGTTTTTGAGTCTGTCGTCCGTAAATATGTGCTTAATGAATTCGTGGACAAAGCATCCCGTCCCGACTTCTTCCCATCCTTTATATAAATCAAATTCACCTTGCCAAAAGTTTTTTTCGTCATGCGTTTGGGGGTCGTTGATCTTTCTTATGATGTTCTCATCTCTTACGAAGTCGTCGAATACAATCATTTTAAAGTTTTTTTATTAGTGTTGTGTTGTGACTCTTAGAGCTTTAACTCTATTTTATCAGATGCACTTAATACAGCATCGATAATGGGCTGCGGAAGTTCGCTCGTTTGGTATGCCTCGACAAGACCTTCGAGAACCGCTTCCATAACTTCCAGTTTAGCTTCTTCCAAGCCGTGAGCGAATCCAACGCAGTAAGTAGTAACCTCGTCGTGGTTTACGCAATTACGCCTAAACTCACCATTGTGACTAATGTTCCACGAGAACTCATCTTCTCTCTCTATGCTTACGATACGATTCATTTCTATATATTCCTAACGCTTATACCCTTTTGTCGCCTTTTATGAATAAAGCATCTGGGGCTTTAGAATAGTACCTAAACAATGCTGGACATAGCCAAACATCTAATCCTTCATATCCTTCATCGTCGTTATCGTCGCTAATAAGATCTGTCGCTAACTTATACCAAGTCCCGCTCATACAATCTTTTTCAACATTTTTTTTCAGATGGAAGTCCCACGCGGGTAAGACGCTGTCCGAGAAAACTGCATTGAAATCTCCGTACTCGCCATATAGTTTAGAGCATAGAGTATCGGCTCCGCAGACTAAAGGCTCTTTCTCAAGATTTTTTGAGGAATCATCGAAAACCCATTGGCCGCTAACCCGATAAGGCGATATTACATATAGTGCGTTCATTAGTTGTTGATCTGACATAGGGGGCATTATAGGGAAAAGAATTTAATAGTCAAGAACTATTCTCGATTTTCTTTCTGCGTCTTTTATCTAAATCTCTCTGGTTGTACTCCGTCTGTCTTTTCGAGGGCATACTTTCTCTAAGAGCCAGTAGAGCTCTCTCTCCGTCCTCATCCGTTATCACTTTACGGGGAAAGGATAAACACCCAATGACCATTGTTCTCATGCAAGTTTCTTCTTCGGCTGCTCGAAAGTGTGTGGATCTTTTTCGGGTTGCATTTCTGATTTATACTCTGTGATCCACTTGTTTATCTGTCGAACCGCTAACCTAGACCTCATTCTTTCCCTCTTTCGGTAGGACGGGTTTCCTTCTGCCTCTTGAAGATTATTATTTAAATGACTCAGGATATGTGTCAAGACACAAGAATTAAGCCTCCGCTCCTCATCTGAAAAGTCATAGCTCTCCTCAATTATCTGTCGGTGAGTTTTCATATGCATATAGTAACATTAATCATTCCGTATTTATAAAAAACCTCCTCAAACCTTAATAAACCAAACCAATTTTAAAGTTTAAAAATAACCAAACCAAACCCCACCGAGCCTAAGCGGACCCCGCCAAACCAGATCGCACCCTACCTTATTTTCGACTACTAAACTATCACGCCATCACCTTCACAGCTTTTGCACTTCGGATTAACCACCTGAGTCCCGTATTCGGGGTGGAGTATTCCGCAGTCATCACACCCATGAGTGTCTTTCCATATTCCATCGGCTTCATCCTCAACCGCTTGTTGCGCTTCCCAAAAAGAATCGATCTTAAATGGGTACTTGAGAGTGATTGGAACTACATCCCAATCTACGCCTTCTACAATTGATCCTACTGTAATTCCAACAGTATCACCGTCTACGATTTCTTCCATAATCCAAGCTCCGCAATTCGTATACTTATAAGTATTACGCTTAACAGCATCGAATGTCGTTTCACTGCATAGACGAGCCTTTAGGAAGTCATCTAAATTATTAACAGTTCTTCCGGTAGCTTTAGTCGTAGACATTTTCCCACCTTCTCTGTTGTTCTTGGTACATACAATTCCACACAGCGAAGTACGCATCATGGCGACCAGTCTCCACCACTGAGCTTTTAAAGTTGTCATAATCGATATTTAGAACTTTTTCTTTCATTACCTGAGCGACTTCGGCTCTCGAAACTACCGCACGATATCCGTAATCACTAGTCGGAGTGTACATGACCTTTGCGCGTGGGAAGACGCTATCTATGTCTCCCTCTATCCTGCCTCTCACTAAAAGATGTTCTGGTTTAGACCTATGAGAAACTACGCTCAACATAGAGTCATTCAAGAAAATCCACATAATAGATCCTTTCTTTAGGGGATTAAAAGTTGGGGGGCTTTCGCCCCCCGTTGAGTTAGTCTAGCCTTGAGTATCGATATCGTACTGAGTGATAACGAATCTTCCGTATGAAGGCCGGAAATCTCCGACTCCGTTGAACTGACCAGCATCGCTCAAAACCTTGTAGAAGGTTGAGGGAGCAATATATTCCGGTTGCTGAATAAGAAACTCCATGTCTACCTTCCAGCCTTCTTTAACGGCAGGACGGCAACGATTAACTCCAGCGCGTTGGATAACGACTCGACGCTTATCAACGTAATCCCAATCCTTAACGCCCAAGGAAGCGAGACGGGTAAGCCCAATCACGGATGCCTTGTAAAGGTCATGTCCAGACTTACGCGGACTACGAGGATCTTGAACCGACTTAGCAGCAGTCGCTACTGCCATCCGAACATACTCAGTAGGGATGCAAAGTTCGCCCTCGTCGTTTCGCCAAACATACGACTCTAGGTCATCTGTTTTTTTGGCCTTGCTGTTTTTCGCGGCATTTGATTTAGCCTCGACTGCCTCGCAATTCCACCTATGAAATAGCATATCTGCGACACCCATTAATTGTACTTTGACAATATAGGGCCTCTCCATTTCATGTATGTCCTTAGCTCCGTTTGTTGGGGATTCCCCGCCTACCACATCCAAGGCTTTTTTGGATGTGCCTCTGTTTACTTTAACTTTAGTCGCCATGATTTTAATAATAATATTTAATTTAACTATCTGGATGATTTGTTAATGCACTCACAATAACCTCATCTGGAAACGATTATATAGAAGATCGACAATATGTCAATACTTTTTTTAAAAAACTTTGAATGACCCAGACTGGCAATACGTAGCAAAGTCTGTAATAGCTTCCTTTTTGTTCTTACCGCTGAATACCTCCAGAATTGACTTGTAAGCTATCTTTTCTCCCCTTTGGTACTTTGTTACCTCTTCGAGGTCCATAGGGTTTAAAGCGGTCTGGAGGGCTCGGGCTTCCCTATCTGGTATATCATCTAGAGCAGACAATAAAGCATCCCCGATACTATAAGCATCTTCTCTGTCTACTGTTTGCCCATCATTCGAGAAGTAATAATCCAACTCGTACTTTCGCTTCCATCCATATTTCTCAGCTAGTCTAAGAGCGTTGCAGTAAGCCCAAGTAGTGAATCTCCAATCTTGCCCATTTTCATTTACTAAATCCATCGACATAACGTTTACTTTCTGAATAATATTAAAGTTTAAAAAAGCACACGCACTTATATTGAAAGCTAAACCTGAAGTCAACTAAATTTAGTACCATCATGATACGCTTTTGCCTCTTCGTAATCCGTGTAATGACTCATTGGCTGACGGTCTTCTATGCGAGGCAGCATATACTTCATATACGCTTCTCTTTGCTTGGGGCAAGTAAGGTGCTCGTGAGTCTTTGTTCTCGGTCGGATACAAGCATCCATTTGGGCATCCTTGGCTGCTTGTATCCACTGCTGAAGTGAGTACTCTTTAAGATAAGAGCGGCGATCCTCCCGACCAATTAACAGGGAAGCGATTTTTATTAGAAACTTGAAAGCCCAAAATTTCATTTAGAAATATAATAAACTAGAGCACCGACAAAAGCTAAAAAAACTATAACTCATCGCAGTCTCACTCATCATTACTTTTGTTAGATGCATGACAACTACAGTCGCAATTCGGCTCGGAGCAATTCTCGCAATCACATTCGCATTTTTGGCCACCGCAACCACAGTCGCCGCAGTCACTGGAGTAAGCTTTCATTAAGTCTATGACGGTAATGCGTTTCATAGTAGACATTTACACTGTTTCATTGACTATTCTCGAAGTTATTGACTATCACGCCAATACACGGATGCACAGGCACTGAAGAGAGCTTCTTATCTATGCACTGAACAAGGGTTTCTGGGTCGTGAGCTACTAGCATAGTCGTGGCTTGGGGCTGTCCAAAGGGATTACAGAAGTGTATCCTAGACAAAAGGTATGTTTTAGCTCCCGATTCTTCCGCGCCGACTGTAGCTATATCATCGAATACTATGTACCTATCTTTTTCGTGTCCAATTATGCAATGCTCTCCTGTCACTGCGGTGATCCACTTCGGACGAATCCATACCTCGGCGTTGGGCGTGACTTTTCTGACTTTGACAAACTTACGATCAGCTAATGACTTCATGCGGATGAGGGTGACCCTATTACGATTTAACGTCAAGACTTATCTAGAGAAAACTCTTTTGGCCTGAGAAGGGAATTGATCTCTCATTCCTCTCAGGGCCGCTTTAGCAGTCTTAACTACTCTGTCGGATTTCTGACCTGTCAAAATTGTCCCTGAAACTTCAGTTAACAATCTCATTGTCTCTTCGATTGACTTTTTTTGCTCTCTCGTCATTTTGAATAATACTTTCTAAATGTTTTATTGTTATTTTAAGACTCTCCTGCTCTCCGAAAGGAAGTTCTCCTTTTAAAAGTACACCATTATACTTATCTACTAGCATCCGTAATCTACTCATAAACTTAAAGGCCCCGTAAGGGAAAGCCAACTGCAAGAGCTCCTCTCACGGGGCCGAGTTGAATTATTGTAATCACAACTTGTCTCGAAAGAGACAGGCGAAGGATATTGAAGTTGACGCAATTGGGAAGGAAAATCTTTAATCATTTTACTTCCGAGCTCGGCAATGAATCTCTTAATTCCACCCACTTGTCCACGCCCATATCCGCCAACATGTTTTCGATAAAATCTATTCTTGATAGTTTGTCCATCATAACATTAGGTACGCCATCTACATCAGACCTCGATATAATAGTCTTACCGTCGTCTATGCCGCCCTGAATTTGATAAGAATTAATGCTGCACTTGTGGTCTACCTGAAGGATAACAAGCTGACTAAAGTAAAGCTCCCTTTTCGATTCTAAATATTTAATTAATGTGGTTGGTTCCATCACTTAAAAAGACCATGTTTTTCTCTTTAAATAAAATTCTAAATTTGACTATGGCTGTGGTCTCGATTTGCCTAATTCTTTCTCTAGTGCATTTGAACTGCTTCCCTATTTCTTCTAAAGTGAGCCTTTCAAAGCCACATAACCCGAACCTATGTCTGATTATAGTAGCTTCCCTTTTCTTAAAACAAAATAAAACTTCATTTATGACTTCTCTCAAGTTGGAAGTATCGAGAGCAGATGAAGAATTTCCCGCTCCTTCGTCTTCCATTAAGTCCCCAATTTTCTCGCCGTTTTGATCATCGACGCTCACTGGAGCATCTAAACTAACAGAGGGATTCTTGTGGCCTAAACAAACTTGAACTTGGACACTGTTAAGGCCAAATTTCTCGCCTATTTCTTCGCTATTTGGAAACCTGCCCTCACTGCCTTTGAAGTTATCCATAAACTCCCAAATTTTCAAGTAAAGCAAAACTCTATGGTCTGGTATCCTTACCGTCCTAGACTTGTTGCTTATCGCTTTGTAAATCGCTTGTTTAACCCAATGATAAGCATAAGTGGAGAACTTGTGCCCTCTGTCAATATCAAACTTTTCTACCGCCCTTAATAATCCAATGTTTCCTTCCGAGACTAGGTCATCAAAAGAAAGTATACCGTACGACCTGCCTTTAGTCACTTGATTGACTATTTTGATGACCAGCCTAATATTGCTTTCTAAAAACCTGTTTCTAGCTTCTATAAATTTTTTCTTCGTTCCACCCTTTTTGATGATTGCACATAGCTCAATCTCTTCCTCTCTGGTGAGAAGGTCTGGAAGGTCGCGGTACATAGAAAAAGAGCGAGGTTTTTAATCTCGCTCAGTTTTGTTTAGCTTGTGGTGTTCGCCCGATGGGAGTCCGCTTCGGCTTTAAACTCGTTAACTAGATTATCGTATCTGAGTATTTTGTCAAGAAACTTGCTTTGGGCTTTGGTGTCCATTTTTTCATATTTACTCCGAGTATCATCGACTATGTTTTTATCTCTACGCTTTCTCGCGTACTCTCTCTTATCGCTAAGGAACTGCCCTCTTTCGTCTGATGACATATTTTCTAGCTTCTTTTTTCTCTTTACGGACATTTTGTTAAGCATATCTTTTTTATCGTCCTTGTTTTGCATAGCGTATCTTTCTCTCTTCCTCTCTAATTTATTAGCCCTGTGATCAGCGTTTAAATAATACTTTTTTTTCTCCCAATTTGCTCTGTAATTTTTTCGGTACTCTTGGTATTCCTGTTCGTTTAGAACGTTCCCGTCTATTTTGTGAGTTTTCATTATTTAATTCTGATATGATTGCATCTATCTGATTTTCGTACGGGTCGTGAACAATATCTAAATATTTTTCTCCCCAAACGACTATCCTTATTTCGTTTATTGTTTGAAGCACGGATGACAGCTTAACCCCGTCTGGGATTTTACCATTCATCGATATGCTTGATTGCCAGTTGTTCATTCTCACCTCAACCTTCAAGAGCTCCTTTTCGTGCGTCTTGTCATTGAAGTAAAAAATTATGTTGGCCTTACTCGCTGTAAGATTATCCCCTTGACCCTTCTTCTTTACGACTCTTACTAAGGCTAAATCCTGAGAAACATTATCCGCATTGAATTTACGATAGGATACCAAGTCCCCTGAAGGAATATAAGCACAGCTTTTCGTAAAGCTGGATTCTGCCCAAAGTATCTCGTGTTGCATCTCTCGAAAGCTACTGAATAAAGGCGTCGATGTCAAGAGTTAAATAGGTTTTATTTATTAGAGAGTTACTGACCGAGATGTTATTAAAGTTTTTTAATTAGTTTTAAGCCTCACTCCATATTTATGAACATCGGGCCTTTTTCCCCAAGATACTGAGAAGTACGCAAGGTGTTGTACTCGAACCACTCTATAGCCTCCATATCTTCCATCCCGTCTCTCTCTTGATAGATCTTAATAATCTTAACAAAATCGTATATTGCTTTAGGTTCAGAGTCCCCAAAAGCTATGCCAACGTAAGCTTCAGCAAGATCCTCGAATAAAACAACATTTTCGAGTTCTGGATATTTTTCATGTATATCCTTACGTATCTTTTCGTCGAGTATTTTCCAGTCTGTTGTCATGTTGTTTTATCTTTTGCTTTTTAAGAGTAACTTCCACCTAGAGGAATCAGAGTCTTTAGTCCCATTGTCTATTTCTGAAATCACATCCAGTATCTCTGACACGCTATCATATATATATTGGTGAGGTATCTGGCCGAAATGCCATAAGGAAGCTTTTTTCTTTCCTCCTTTTACGGATATGAAAATAGGTTTTTTAGCTCTGTTAGCTACATCTATTTCTTCCTGACTGCCCCAAGACGCAACCTCGGGAATGAGGTGAGCAATTATAAAATCAGACCTATCAACCAAGCTTAAATCGTACGATCTAATCTTTTTCATTTTTTCTCTAACTAAATCGTAGTCCTCGTTCTCTAGGTCTTTTAGCATCTGCTCTCTAGAGAGGGGCCCTTCGTCTATTTTTTCAATAAATGGGTTCTTGTAGGGATTAAAGACCGTTACTCCTATGCTTTCCAAACGCTTTTGAGCGGCATCTCTCCAGATTTGTCCGTCCATATATTGCATGTGCCCGACTAAGTAACACTTAGTTGACTTTAGGAGGTTAGGACGCATTTCTTAGAATTTCCTTTCTCATCTCTGAATTCAAGAAAGTGATTTGCCCAAAGTTGCCCACCTTAGGATTGTAATATAATTTAGAGTTAACAATTCTTAGGGAAGCCTTGAGGGAGGGGTCGTAGTGAAAAGTAAGCGAAGTAATACCTCTCCAAGAAAAATAGGACATAGCTTTCCTTAGATTAGAGAGGGCAAAAATGCACTGAGTTAAGATCTTTAACTTATCTTTAGCGTGTTTAGATTGGTCTTTCCGAACGAGCCTTCTGTCTCTTATCTCGTCAACTACGCTTCCGAGAGAATTACTTTCTAGCCTTGTGTATCTAGTTTTAGTCTTCTTGTCGGCGTTGCTTCTTTGGACCGTATAATACAACGCCCCAGTTCTTGAAGAGTACACGTACGGGACGCATTCTAGCCTCTTGTATGCCCCTCCTTCTCTGGGCTGCTTTCCTCTTCCCGTCCTTGTCAACTGTCGAAGATGCCCTTGGCTAAAATTAGACCCTTTGTTTTCAACTTCAGCTAAAGCCCCATCGGAATTGTTGATTAATCTTTTTATATCCTCAGGTCTAAAAAAATTATTGATGTCTAAGTTCGTGTTAAATTTAGGGGTAAATTTTGCCTCTAGATAAGGGTCACTAACGGACAAAACGTTTCTTATTCTTACTCCTTTCTTGATCTCCCCTTTCTCGATCTGCCGATAAAACCAATCCTTTGCCTTCTGAACGGCTTCTGCCCTGCTTTCGGTTTTAACCTCAAGTACCTCGTTACCCTTTAAGAAAACAGCATATGCTTTGGCTCTAGACATAACTAAATAAAATCTAATAGTTCAAATGTTTCGTAATGATTTTTAACTTGGTAGTATTTACCATCCCCAACTGTTTCTATGTTGTGAGCAATGTCGTAATCATTTCCTCCTTTGAAACACTTGTCTCCTACAAAGTGAAGACTAGCGTCTCGGTGCAAATCTCTTATATAAACAAGAGACTGGGACTTATCCATGTACTTGGGGAAAATGTCAACACTTTTTTCTCCACCGAGTCTCGCCTCAAAAGATGGGAATTTTCGAGAAAGCCTTTTAGCAAAAGATTGTCTCTGTCTGTTTTTCTTATCCCAGTAAAAATACTTTTTCCTGAGCTTAACGTCTGAGGTCTCTCCCAAGAAGCTGAAATTAAGAAAGCCTGACCTGACGTCTATGTGTCCGCCAAGGCTATGCTCGTAAGAGTTTCGGCTTAATTCATTTTCTAAAAAATTGATCAAACTTTTGCTCGGGCTAAAGTCGTTCTTGTAAACTAACTCGTTACCTTTGTGGAATTCGTTTCCCATGCAACAAAAAATACCTTTTAGCTTTTTCGATACAGACTTGGGGAGTTGGGTTTTTACTTTATCGTAAGTCCCGCCGCAGACTACATATACGTCTTTATTCTTAATCCAATGCATGAAACGCATTAAGAAGAACCTTGACATTCTCTGAGTCGGGGGAGTCAAGGTGTTGTCTACATCAAAGATATAAACCCTTTTCATTCGTCATTAATCAAGTCTTTAAGCATCTTTAAATGAAAAGTCATAAAGTCGTTACCTATTTTATCTGATGCTTTCGTTGAATTAGCATTTCTGTCCCTGTCTACATTTGCACTGTAGGATAAAAGCTGATCCATCAAACTAAGGATTTTTTCTTTATTCTTCATCTTTTTGGGGGTCGTATATTAGACCATCAACCTCTTTCTTTATCTTTTTTACCTCTTCATCTAGACCAGCGGGATCAAGCGTTTGTAACCCTTTGGAAAGCTTGTATAAAAAATTTTCGTATGCTTCGTTTTTCATGGGTAGTAAAATTTAATGGTTTTAGTCTTGCCTTCTAAAGTGATAAGCTTCACCTCTTTCTCTCTCGTTTCCGCTGCTACTTTCGGTAAGCAGGTTAAGCAATAAGATTTTCTTTTGTACCTGACGTACATAATCTTTTTAGCTTCTTTAAGAATCCCATATTCTCTATGGGTGTAGGAAATACCGCAGCATTTGCAAGAAATGCGTCCGGTTCGCTTAGACTCAATGGCGAATGCTTTTAGCATTAGATTGATTTACACTTTTTAAAATTTTTGTGGTCGATATATCGACTTCGAAGTCTATGAACTCGCACTTCGCCCCAATACTTTCGAGTGTCCTTCTGTCTGAATTATCTATGCTGTTGATGTCGTAGTCTCCGCCTTTTACGTAAATATCCGGCTCAGACAAAGATATAAAACGATTTGCGGAAGCCCCCTCAAATACAGTTACAAAATCGACACAACTCAAAGCTGAAAGCACGTAAGCCCTGTGATCTTGACTGTTTACTGGCCTATTCTCCCCCTTTAGTATACTCACGCCCAAATCATCATTAATCCCGACAACCAATACGTCCCCAAATGCTTTAGCCTTTTGCAAGTATAGGATATGACCAATATGAAGCATGTCGAAGCACCCATTAGTTACGACAACTCTACCCCCCTTCAAGCAATGTCTAAAAATGTCGAAGCAGTGAAATGGGACGATCTTGGAAGAAGTTACTGGGCTAGTCATTTTTCAACAATATAATATGACTCGCCGCCATTAAGCTTATTTTCTTCAAGCTTTTTGATGTAAAACTCTGCCTGTTCTTTGCCGTATGCAGTCTTAGGAAAAACCCCGAAATTATAATCATTAGATTCACTTTTGACCATGTAATACCCCTTGTCTGTTTTTCTTCTAGGCATTTTTAGCAATTTGTTTTAATTCCTCTAGGATTTTATCTTGGATATAGAGTTTCGCTAATAAATAGATAAGCTTTCTGCTAAGGTCTAGGACCGTTCTGTCTAGCTCCCTCTCATGGACCTCTTCTCTAGATAATCGAGCAGCCGTCCTAATTATCTTTTTCCACTCGTCCGCAACCCAAATAGCGTCCTGCTTTAAGGTATCCTTTTGCGAATTAAATTCTTTTATGCTCACGGGTGTAAAAGTCTGTGATGTTAATTACACTAAAAGAAGATATCAAAAAGATATGTTGGATTTTGTATAAAAAAGATTACTGGCGTGTAACCGTGCTTCTTATTGTGTCGATATTTCTTATTAAATCAAATTTCAAAGTATACCTAGTGAAAGGGGACAGCATGGAGCCCAATTTAAACAATCACGAAGTCTTTATCGTGAATTTTTTAGCGCACAAAATATTCGGGATTAAAAGATATGATGTGTTAGTGCTTATTGACGACGAGGGAGATGGAGTAGTGAAAAGAGTAGTCGGTATGCCCAAGGAAAGAGTTAAGTTGACGAATGGAGTTATTTATATAGACGGCAAAAGGAAAGACTTTCCTCTAGCTGTTTATAGAGACGCAATGGCTATGACTACCGAAGAGATTACATTAAAAGAAGGAGAATACTTTTTTATAGGAGACAATAGAGGCAATACTTCTTTTGGGATAACGAGGGAAGAGAATATAATTGGACTCTTAAAGTAAAAGGCGGGAGCGAAAGCCCCCGCCTTAGTTTTACATGGTCAGTTTATTGACCAATCTTCTCGTACAAGCATCTATTTTATTTAGCTTGTCTATAGTTTGCTCATGCATTTCAGCGTGAGCTCGGGTAGTTTTAGGAAGCTTAGCTACTCGCCTTGCTTCCCAGCATTCTTTACCCACCAACACCGCCGTCCACACAGTTAATACTATGTATTCCATAGGTGGGTTTAATTACACCTTAAATACGCCTTTTCTTCTTTTGTTCTTTGCCTATTTTCTTAACATGATAGCCACGATTTATTAGTACCTGTTTGCACAAGGCCACGAACTGAGAGACAGTTAAGTCATTTTTAGCCATATTGGCATTACGAGTAGCTAACCCCATGTTTTCTAAATCGTTAGTACCGCCCTTTGAAATGGGGGTAACATGATCTAAGGAGTAAGTTTCAGATTTGGCAAGGTCTATTTGAGATCCCGTCAAATAACACCTAGGATTAGATCCAAGTTTGCCTAATACTTCTTTAATCCCATATGGCTTATTTATATTATTAACCCTGTCATACGAGGACGACCTGCTTCTCCTTCTATAAAGTTTCATTTTATGCCTTACTTGTTGTCTAGCTGTTTTTTTTCTCTTGAAAAATTCGCGCTTTTGTATCAGCTTGTAGATTCTTGATTTAAATGAATTGATTTTTTTCGACACGGCCCCTTCTCCGGTCAGCATGTAAGCTCGGTGCTGTGCTTGTTTTGCGGCCTTTTGGCCTCCCTTTAGATGATAACAAACCGTAGACTTACTACAGGGGATCGTCTTAGCTATTGCGCGGTAGCTTAACCCTTGCCTCCTCAGGAGAACGATTTTTTTTCCAAGGATTGTAGGTTTAGTTCCCAAAACAAGTGAATACTATTACACTCATTTAGGCTGTGGATATGAATTAAATGGCAGATGAGATGGGACTCGAACCCATAACCCTCGGTTTAGAAAACCGATGCTCTATCCAATTGAGCTACTCATCCTTCTCTTTCTTTTTCTCTTACTCTCCTCATATAGTCCCTCTTTTGCATCCTTCTCCTTTCGGGATCTTTCTCGTCATAAACTCTTCTCGCTTTCTTAGCAGCAGACTTACCTTTGTCTGTTTTAAAATATGTTTCGTGTTTCTTCGACATGGTATATCGTCCACTATAGAGGAAAAAACCTCGTCGGGAAAAAATCCGGTTTTTTTAAAACTCTAACATCGTTTACTCATCCAAAGTGACAGCCCTGCCTTTGTCCGATTCCCAATCATGTTCTGGCCTGTCTACTTTTTGGTTTCTCTCAACAACTGCTTTTAATACCAAGCTATTTTTCATCTGATGCAAGAGGGAGTTCGTATCCTTTGGGAAGCAAGTCCCACCGAACCCTGCTTTCCCGTCTGGGCCGGGTACGTCCGTGTGGCTTGATCCTATTCTGTCATCCAAGGAAACCATATCTACAACGGATCTATAATTTACATCGTGGCTTGAGCAGAATTGGTATATCTCGTTAAAGAAAGAGACCTTAGTGGCTAAGAAGCTGTTTCTCACGAGCTTAGATAGCTCTGCCTCTCTCGTCCGGCAAAAGATTAGAGTGTCATCAAGTATCTTCTTGTTCGTCTTCTTGTGCTTTCTTGCCGCCGAATAAAGATCCCTGAAGTCTTCTATAAGTACCTGTTTCATAGAAAAATCATCCCCGTCTATCCCCATGATCCTATTATCGGCGTTCTTAAAATCATCTTCCCAATTCGCCTCAGTTAAAAACTCAGGCATAAAACTCACCTTGTGTTCCGAACAGAAACCAACAGGCACGGTTGAACGAACGACAATTCTTTCCAAAGGATAGTCGTGGTCTGCCAAATCTGATATGACAGACGAAACGATTGATGTATTACAGGAGCCATCCTTATTCATCGGAGTCGGGACGCATACAAAAACAAAATTACAATAGACAAGATCTTCTAGCTGCGTATTCGTAGGACTACATTTGTCGGGGTCAATATCGTAAACCAACGTACAGATCTCATCACACTCTAAAATACGAGTGGCTTTGCCAACATAACCATTCCCAATAATCCCTATTTTTAAGTCTTCGATTTGATTTACTGCTTTCATATCTCTAATATTATTTCCCCACTCTCCCCGTAGATGACAGCAATGGAATCGTCCCCTGCTGCTGAGAGGATTTTTCTCTTGCTCTCTTCGTCTATCTCTCCGCTCATAGTCTTTATGTAATCGACTAACTTGGATATACTTTTTTTTCTAATGCACTTGCAGCAATTTTTGACAAACATATATTTTGACATAAAAGTTTTATGCCAGTCGTAATTCTTGAAGAGAGAATCGTTGTCTATTAGAAAACGCCCAAACTGACTAATGTTTGAGAAAGTTTTCATTTACCTAGCTTTTTAATTACTAACAAGGCGGCTAAAGATGTGAGGTAGACAAAGGAGTAAAACCAAAGAGAAATAAAATCTTTTAGAGCCACGAACATAAGCGCACAGATGTAAAAGTTGATACAATAAGGACACGAAAGGATTTTATTGAAAAAGGTAGGGTTACTTTGTGCTAAGAAGTAAGGATACGTATCAGGGTCTAACTCTGATTCAGAATAATCTTCGAACTTATCTATCTTGAAAAACTTTTTTCCCACGCCCAGTAAACTAGCCCATTCACAAAATGCGTTTGTCTCAAACCATATAACCATTATACTCGCGGATATGCACGACAACAAAAGCGCGTCCATCATAAGCCTGTGCTCCCGAATCCAGATTCTCCCCTATCTGATTCTTCTAATTCCGATACCTCTTCGAATTCTACACTGTGGTATTTTTCTATAATCAATTGAGCGATCCTGTCTCCTTCGTTTATTTTAAAAGTATTAGAATCTCCCATTATGTTTTCGTAGCTGCCTACTTCGGAATTAGGCTTTTTATAATTTAAGTTTATCAAGACTACGCCAACGGGCCCTCTATAGCTAGGATCTACAACACCAGCTAAAACATCGATCCCCCTTTCGATGGCCAAGCCGCTTCTAGGAGCGATTCTACCGTAATAGCCTTCTGGTATAGCCACACACAGCGCAGTCGGCACTATGACTCTTTGCATGGGGGCGATTTCAGCGTAGGCCGAAGCGAATAAATCATACCCTGCGTCAGTCGGATGTGCCTTGAACGGGATTCTCGCACTACCGCTTAACTTCCTAAACTTAACATTCATATTTGTTTATTATTATACCTAGTTCCTTTGCTATATCTAAAGAAGAGGCGTCTCTTTCGTATTCCTCTTCATAAATAACATTTTTTATTCCATACGAAGCAATGTTTCTCAGACAATCATTACACGGCAGTAAGGTACAGGCTAACAAGTAAGCCTCATTGGGTTGTATATATCTAAGCGCATTCGCCTCGGCGTGAACCACCCTCTGCCTTCTTTCGTCTCTATCATCCCAGTTTATTTCTACTCCTTTGGGTGCTCCGTTGTACCCCAATGAAGCCACGGAATTATCCTGCCTTAGGATACATGCCCCGACTTGGACGTACGGGTCTTCACTCCTTAGTGAAGCCACTTTCGCTAATTTTAAAGCGTATATGTCCCAGTTGATCCTAGTCACAATTAAAAGTTTTTTTTACTCTTGTACGCTATAATAGAATTCAGATAGCAAAAATCTATTTATCATGACAATCAACGAAGCTACAGTCAAAGTTATCGACTTTTTGGAAAAAACAAAAAAACCATATATCGTCGTAGATGATGACTTTTTGAATATAGTAACGATTTCTGGGGACGACTCAGACAAACCCGCTGTCATTTTGGCTCTGAAAGATATGGAGCAGAACAACGTGGTGAAATCTCTTTTTTTCGGCGAAAAACAATACTACATTTTGACCAGTGGGTTAGATTCTTTTACTCAGAATATAGACCTGTCTCCCTCTACTTGTAATGAAGTCTCTAAGGTAATTGCAAAATTCTGCAACGTCATAGATGACTATAAGGATGAGTGCGACCCGACAAACTTAACGGAAAAGGACATTTTTAACTTGACTGTTATCTGTAATTTCTTCTTTGATTCCGCATCTCCTTCTCAGGGGGGAGAAAAAGGCGAGTGAAAATCTCCCTTCCTGCCGAGTTTAACAGCGGCAAGGTTTCCTAAGGTGAGACAATGATGAGGTTCGTTTGAACTGTCAGGCATTAGGGTAGTGCCACATCCAAAAGGAATGAATCCCTCAGAGTAGAACACGCTCTGTAAAAAACTGATAGGTAGCCCCTATCGTGATACCCTCCGTGTGACCATGCGTCAGGGATGATCGCTGTTAGTAGTTTTAAAGCACAGTTTCTGCGCCTTATTTATAAGGTAAGCGATTCCGTTTTTACGGTGGTGTTAAGCCTGTGGAATGTCCCATCCACGTCAAAAAAACACAGGGCCGAAGAGAAAGTAGGCACACACCAATCTCCCCCTTGTGGGGGGATTGTGTCCTATATTTCCGAGAAAAAGTCATTCACACAACGGTTGTTCATAATTTACTTTTAATGCTTGACTTTCGTTATCCTGCGTATATCTTTCCTCTTCATGGAGGTTTTAAGCAGTCTTAGATCTAACGTCATTGGTATATCCGGTGTCGCTGGTAGCGGAAAAGATACATTCTATAAGCTTTTGCTAGAACACTGTAATGCTAGGAATATTAAATGCGCTAGATTCTCTTTAGCGGATAATCTTAAAAAAGATTTAAAACCATTTTGCGTTTCTAATTACAAAATAAACCCCCTTAACTGCACGAGAAATGAGAAGGATACATTGAGACCCTTAATGGTATTTCACGGTGCTGCTATGAGGAGAATATCCAATGGGCGTCATTGGATTAATAAGTCTCATAAGGAGATGAGCAATAAGAAGTATGAGAACCACTTGAAAGTCATTACAGATATAAGATATAACCAATATGACAAGGATGAGGTGCATTGGGTAAGGAAGGAGTTGGGGGGAGTTCTTGTTCACATAGGCCAATTTGGAGAATTCAAAAATTCAAAAACTGGAAAATTAGAAAAAGATTTTTTGTTTCCTGCTAATTTATACGAAGAAGTTTACGACCCTCAAATTAGTAAATTGGCTGATTACAATATCTCTTGGAAGACGGTATCCGATGTGATTGCGTTGTCTCCTCATATAAGAAAGTTCATGGGATGGATGAGAGAATAGAAACACAACTAGAGTTATCTCTTAAAAAAGATAGCATACCTATAGAGAAGAAAACTAATTACGATGATGATTATGAATTGATATTACGAGTTAGGGACGAAGCTTGTTGTGAGAGTTTTGAGAAGTTAGTGGATAGACATACTGGGATAGTATATAAAATAATGGGTAAGTACAAAAGGTATATCCAGACCAATGGGCTTGACTTTGAGGAGATAAGAGAGGAAAAACAGTTTTTGCTGTACGAGTCCATACGGTCTTTTAATCCAGATAAAGGAGTTAAATTTTCTACTTGGGCGGGGAATCAGACCAGATACTTCTGTTTAAACAGAGTGAGAAAAGAAGCACGGAAAATTTTGGTTCCCGACGAAAAGATTAATTATTTTTTAGACAACACCGAAAGGGAGTCTATAATAGACTTTGAAGAGATAAAGGAGTTGGTTTTTTTTCTCTTATCAAAACTTAAAGACCCTAGAATGAAAAGGGTGTTTGAGTTAAGATATTTTAGTGGTTCGAGGAAGGTAGTCCCTTTCCATAAAATCGCTAAAGTTATGGAGGTCGCGCCCCAAACTGTGGTCAACCTTCATAACAAAGCAAAGAAAATGCTAGTGAGGAAAATTAAAACAGATAACCATAAAAGCGAAATACTATGAGTGAACAAGGAAAAACTAACTGGGCAGATATCAAACTCGGAGCAGTCTGGGGACCTAAGCAAACTAAAAGCGGCAAAGAGCGTTTCGGCGGCACACTAAAAGTCTCTCAACTCAAGAAGTTTGTTTCCCAAATGACCGAAGAGGAAAAGGCGAAGGACGAACTCACGATTCAAATCTTCCCTAACACCAGCAAGAAACAGCAGAATCATCCAGACATGGAGATTTACCGGAGTGAACCGATGGCAAAAAAAGACACGGTTAAAACTACGGATAGCTGGGGATCAGAAGCTGACAACGTAATGTAGTCCACAATGGAATTCGCATTCAATGTACCCATAAATGGGGTTTCTTTTGGCCAAGTTTCTATGGGTCTCCTTCGGGAGGCTCATAGAAGGTCCATGGAACCCTGCATCTTCCCTGTAAACCCTCAGAACGTAGATTTAGGTACGCAAAACACATCTCCTGAGTTCCAAAAGTGGCTCCAAGAATGCATAAATAAGTCTCTTGAGACCCATAAAAGGTCTACCCCAGTTTTTAAGCTGTGGCATTTAAACGGGTCAATGGAATCCGTAAGCGACAAACAGGTACTCTTCACTTTTTACGAGCTAGACCAACCCACGAAGACAGAGGTTAACATCGCTAGGAACTGCTCCAAAGTCCTTGTTAGTTCAAATCATACTAAATCTGTTTTTGAAAATAATGGATTAAGCAACGCTTCCTATGTCCCTCTCTATTTTGATTCGGATAACTTCGAAAGGAAGAATAAGAAGTATTTCTCTGATGACAGGATAACCTTTAACCTGATGGGTAAGCTAGAGAAAAGGAAGCATCACGGGAAAACCATTAAGGCTTGGGCTAAGCGTTTTGGTAGGGAGAAGTTCAAAAATGGAGAGCCCAAATACTGGCTACAGTGCGCTATATTTAATAATTTTCTAAAGCCAGAGGATAATAACGCTTTAATCAATCAATACCTAGAAGGAAAATCTTACTTTAACATTAACTTCTTGGGGTATATGGCTAAGAACGATTTGTATAATGACTATATAAACTCAGGAGACATAGCCATTGCTATGAGTGGGGGAGAAGGGTGGGGACTGCCAGAATTCCATTCGGTCGCGGTAGGAAAACATGCTGTCGTTCTTAACGCTCACTCTTATAAGGATTGGGCTAATGAATCTAATTCTGTTCTAGTAAACCCGAACGGAAACGAAGAAGTGTACGATGGGATGTTCTTCCACAAGGGGAATAATTTTAATCAAGGGAATATATACGACTTCGACGAAGATGAGTTTATCGACGCTTGTGAGAAAGCAATCAAAAGAGTGGAAACAAGCAGAGTTAACGAAGAAGGATTTAAGCTACAAAAGGAATTCACTCTAAAAAGAACTTTCGATTCAATATTGTCTGAAATTGAACAAGCCTAATGCAATTTTCTGGCCATTCAGATATTCAGTACACACGACATCTGAACACTTAGGCAATCTCGATTACTCTTGGGAACCTAGGTTTATGTGGGTAGCACAAGCTCTCTTATCTGAAGGCTTCGAAGTCCTCCAACATAAAGATTTCATTTGCAACTTAGGGGAGGGAGTAAATGCGTACGAACCTCCTTTTGAAAAAAAAGCAGATGTAATAATATACAATCACTGCGAGTCTTCCGAGATTGAAGGCAGAATCCTTGATTCAAAACGTACATGGTTTTTCAAGCCAACAGTGCCAGACGCTCATCAAACCACCTTAGATGATTTAGGCTATGGATCTTATTCTTCCATAACATACGAAAAGCCCGATTTCGAATTATCAGAAAAAGAAAAGGTAGATTATTTTTTCGAGACTAGAGTATCCGAATGGATAAAATCTAATGGAACTAAATGGGGGACTCAGTATGCCCCCAAGGAAATAGAAGCTAATGATTACATTTTGGTGCTCGGACAATGTGGAGGCGATGCTGTTTTAACTCGCCAAGACTTTGGGAGCTATTTCCAAAAGTTGGACCTGATTGTTCGCAATATCCTTAGGTCCAGCGATAGGGACATAATTGTAAAACTCCACCCTTGGATGAATGGCCGAGACTGGAAAGAGGGGGACGCTGACCACAAGGCGGAAACAGTCAAGGATCTAGAAAATTTATCTGAAAGAGTAAAAGTATTCGGCGATTTTTCTAGCATCCATTCTTTTGCTGAGAAATGTCATTGTGCATTTGTTGGCAATAGCGGGGCGGGTTTTGAGGTGATGATGCATAACAAACCTTTAATATCTTTTTGCCAACCTGAGTATCACTGGGTTACATATGACCTAAGGAAGCCTTGTGACGTTCGCATGTCCTTGCAGATTAATGATTGGTTCGACGAGGAGCTAAGCAGAAAGTTTCTTTACTGGTACATGGAAGAATACTGTTTTTACGATCAAAAAACCGCTCGACTGCAAGTAAAGCGTCTACTCCAAAAGCCTCCTAAGAAATACCCTTGGCATATAAAAAAATAGAAAAACTGACCCCTTAACCGATAATCAACTAGATATGCCAATTTACTTATTTGAAAATTCTGACACAGATGAGGTCATAGAGGTCGTCCAGAGAATGGGAGACGCGCATGAGTACGTAGACGAAAACGGACTAAAGTGGGTGAGAGTTTGGACCAAGCCAACGGCCTCAACAGATTCGCACATTGATCCGTGGAACAAAAATCAATTTTTAGAAAAGACTAAAGCGACAGGAAAAGGAACGATGGGAGATATTTGGGATAGGTCGCAAGAGCTTAGTCAGAAAAGAGCGGAAAAAAATGGCGGGGTAGATCCCGTTAGGAAGAAATATGAGGGCAGATACTCTGAGGGTAGAAAAGGAAAGAGGAAAAGAGGTCGATAAGTAATCCTCTTTTTTGCTTGAAAGGTTTAATCTGTCTCACGTACACTTCAAGTCGTCTCAAGGAGGCAAAAAGTTCCATTCAGGAAATTTTAAGGCGAGACGGGTGTCTTTAAATGTAACTACTGGCAAAGATGAACACGGAAATTAATCACGTAAAAAAACGGAACGGTAGACTAGAGGAACTAGATATCTCAAAAATCAATCTTTGTGCGGAACGAGCCTGTGAAGGGATCAAGGATGTATCGGCAAGTGAGGTAGTTTTAGATGCACACGTCCAGTTCTTTGATAAAATAACTACGAAGCAGATAGACGAATCCCTAATAATGTCTGCTAGGGCGAAGATAGAGAAGGAGCCAAATTATTCTTATGTCGCAGCAAGGCTACTCCTTGCGAATATCCATAAAGAAGTTTTCAAAGAGTCTAGAGACAAGGACACATTCGACTATCAATACAAAAAGAGTTTCATAAAAAACATTAAGCTTTTAGTGGAGAACGAAACCTTAGATCCGAGGCTCCTTGAGTTCGATCTTAAAAAACTTTCAGAGAGCATAGAGACAGAGAGGGATTTAAATTTTAAGTTCTTGGGGGTTCAATCTCTATATGATCGATACCTAATTAAGATAGATGGACATACTTACGAGTCGCCACAAGCGTTTTGGATGCGCGTGGCAATGGGATTATCGATAGATGAAGAGAAAAAAGAGGAGAGAGCAATTGAATTCTATAATGCCCTTTCGGAGTTTAGGCTGTGCTGCTCTACCCCTACTCTTTTTAATAGTGGCACTACGCACAGTCAGCTTTCTAGTTGCTATCTTAATACTTTTGACGATTCAATTGATGGAATTTTTGATGGGCTATGGCAGGAAGCTAGGAAGTCGAAATTCGCTGGTGGATTGGGTTTTGATGTCAGTAACTTTAGAGCTTCAAATTCTTATGTTAAAGGAACTAATGGCAAATCGTCTGGGTTGGTTCCTTGGCTAAAAATATACAACGACACTTTAATCGCAGTTGACCAAGGAGGAAAAAGACCGGGAGCAGGTTGCGCTTACCTTGAGCCTTGGCATTTGGACATCGAAGACTTCCTAGAGCTTAAAAAAAACACGGGGGACGAGCGCAGGAGATGCCACGACATGAACACGGCAAATTGGTTGCCCGACCTGTTCTTCAGGAGGATAAAAGAAAATGGTGATTGGTATTTATTCTCTCCTAGTGATGCTAGAGATCTTCACGAAAAGTATGGAGTGGATTTTGATCGTGCATACAAAGGATACTGTAAGAGGGCAGAAAATGGCGAAATAGAAAACTTCAGAAAGCTAAAAGCAAGGGACTTATGGAAGAAAATGCTCAAGTCCTTGTTCGAAACGGGCCATCCTTGGATCACTTTTAAGGATAACTCTAATCTAAGATACTCGAACGCTCACGAAGGAGTCATTCATAGCTCTAACTTATGCACAGAAATCTTCCTCCACACTAAACACTCGACGTATAAGGAAGGAAAAAAAACCGGAATCGGAGAAACTGCCGTATGTAATTTAAGCTCCGTTAATCTACGTACGCATCTGGATGAAAATGGTAAATTAAACTTCGATCAACTCGCTAATACAATAGTAACGCAAATGCGGATGCTCGATAACGTAATAGATATAAATTTCTACCCCACAGACGAGTCAAGAAACTCGAACCTAAGGCATCGTCCTGTTGGAGCGGGGACTATGGGATGGGCTGATGTTTTTCATAGCTATAGAATAGACTTCTCCAGTGCGGACGCTGTTAAGTTTTCTGATGAGTTGTACGAGTTCATTTCGTATCACGCTATAATGAATTCGAGTAAGCTTTCAGAAGAAAGAGGAAGCTACTCGACTTACGAAGGTTCGCTGTGGAGCAAGGGCATTTTCCCAGCGGACACGTACAAAAGCTTAATGGAGTATCTCGGCGAAAAGCCTATATCCCACAGAGGGAAAAAGTTTTGCCCAGAACTAAATTGGAAGGATTTAAAAAACGATGTTAAACGACACGGAATGCGGAATAGTAATACTATGGCAATTGCTCCAACTGCAACCATTTCATATATACAAGGGTGTGCTCCATGCATTGAGCCAGACTTCTCTACTCTATTTACATACGAAAATAAGAGTGGGAACTTTCATATAGTAAACGAGTGGTTCGTTAAAGAATGCAAAGAATTAGGGATTTGGGGGCAATCACTTGTGGATGCAATTAAAGCCTCTGACGGAGACGTTAGCAATTTGCAATTACCGGACGAGTTGAAGAGTAGATTCAGGACATGCTTTGACCATGATCAACTCAAACTAATCGAATCGGCAGCGTGTAGACAAAAGTGGATAGATATGGGTCAGAGTTTAAATCTCTTCTATTCTGGCAATTCTCTTAAAGAAATTAATCAACTGTACATGTTTGCTAGGTCTTGCGGGTTAAAGGCTACATATTATTTACGCACAAAATCCGCATCAAAAATTGAAAAATCTACAGTAGACATAGGCGACCAAGAAAAAGAGGAAGTGAAAGCCTGTAGTATCGTTGATCCTACATGCGAAAGCTGCCAGTAATAAAAGGAAAAAAAATGAGCAAGGATGGCATGTTATTCGGAGATGAGGTAGCTGGAGTTAACCAGATATTACCACATAAGCACCCAAAGGTTTGGGATATGTTTTTAAAAGGCGTTGCCAATAGTTGGTCACCAGCGGAGGTGAACATGGGTAACGATATAAAACAATGGAAAGGAGAAGAGATTAGTCCTGATGAGAAGCTATTAGTAAGGAGGTGTTTGGGCTTTTTTGCTGGTAGCGAATCTTTAGTGGCTAATAATCTTCTTTTGACGGTGGCCAAATGGGTTACGGACGCGGAATGTAGACAGTATATCCTAAGACAAGCCTACGAGGAATCCCTTCATAATTGGACCGTAGTCACATGCTGCGATGCGTTCGGACTAAAAGAGTCGGAAGTTTTTGAGGCTTACATCAATATACCGTGCATAAAAGCAAAAGATGATTTTCTGATGCAAATAACAACGGACGTAAATAGAAGTGGCTTTACTACGAAAACGATAGAAGGGAAAAGAGAGTTCCTTAGGAATCTAATTTCTTACTACATAGTCTGCGAAGGGACGTTCTTCTTCAGCGGTTTTGCTATGCTCTTAGCCCTAGGTAGACAGAATAAATTAGTGGGGTTATCTGATCAAATCCGATATACGCTCAAGGATGAAAGCCTACATATTAAGTTCGGCACTTACTTGATCAACACCATTAAAGAGCAGTACCCATCGGTGTGGACAAAAAAATTCGCAGAAGAGACGACTGAACATATAATAAAAGCAGTAGATCTGGAAGTTCAATACGCTCACGATGTTTTACCGAATGGAATCCTAGGACTTAATGCGGACATGTTCGTAGAGTACATGGGGTACATAGGTAACAGGAGACTAGATGGAATCGGCCTAAAAAAGGTTTGGGGGGAATGCTCCAACCCCTTTCCGTGGTTGTCAGAAATAGTAGACACCGGAGCGATGACTAACTTCTTTGAGAGAAAAGTAAAAGATTACCAAAGCGTATCAGCATTGGAAGACGATCTTTTTGATTAGCAGAGGATTAAAGTGAGAAAGCATTTAGAAAAACTGAAAAAAGATATTACAGAAGGCTGCAAAGATGTTACAATCGAGTCAATAGATGGGTACGATTGTTATATCTTCGTAAACGAGCCAAAAAAAAGAGCTTGTTTGATCTTTTACAACGAGGGATTGAACACTTACGAGTGTCAAAAAATAGACATTCTTTATAATTTCTGGGCGAAAGAGGAAGGCTTTGCCCCCGAGCAGAGGGCAAGTAAGCTACAAAACGAAATATTTAAGCCAATGCAGATTTCTTTGGTAAAAGAGTATTTAAAATAGTGTAAAGGCTTGTGGCGCGAACTTTAAATAAAATTAAATATGGAAATTGACTTTCAATTCTTTGTTAATGTTTTAGTCGGGATCTTAACTGTCTTTTGTGGATATGTGCTAAGGACTATCAACGAAAAAGTAGCCTCTATAGACAAAAAACATTCTGGTTACAACGACTATCAAGAAAAAGAGATTCAGAAAATGGGTGACCAGACTAGATGCGATTTTAAAGAACTAAACAAGAGAGTAACCGACATGGCAGTTTCTTTGCCCGATAAATATGTTACCAAAAGTGATTTCAGGGAATTCGTAGACGGGATTTTCTCAAGACTAGACCGACTAGAAAATAAAATAGATTTTATCCACGACAAACATCACGACTAATAAGAATAATTTCTGAGGCGCAAATCCTTGTCACGCGCAACCCCTCGTAAGGCTCCCTCTGGCTTTACGGGGGGTTTTCAGTAACCATCTGTAGCTTTTATAATCTTTAATCCACTGATTAAGTCCGATACATTAGAAACAGTTATTCTATCGGTTATTAAAGATCTTGGAAAATTGTGCTGCAAATCGACCCTTATTGCGTCCACATTGTCTTCTGGCGTGACAAAATCACATACAAAGTCTCTTGCCCCATGTTTTTTTAGATATTTATAGTACAAATCTCTAAAATCTCTCTGAGATTCGATTACGACATCAAATGATAAATTTACTTTCGCAACACCTGTAAAATACCTGAAGTAAAGGATTTCCGAAGGAGGTTCGGATAACTCAGCCACGATTAAGACAGTATCAATCACTCTTAAATTTACACCGATTAGAAAGCATATAAATGAAAATTCTATGGCCCGACATTCATGCGACCCTGACTAAGAGTATGGGGTCAGCCTTAAACAGCCTAGATTATGAGCTCCAAGTGCCATCTAACGAATACGAAATCAAGCACTTTCCTGAGCCTCCCGTTAACCAATTCGTATGGAACACGTCTTGGAGCCAGAACAAAATAGACGAAGAGTTCCCGACCAAAAATGTAAAAGCTGTAAGCAAAGAGGAGATACTCGACTGCCCTCCAGATGTAGTCTTCGTAACCGCGTTTGAGAATCAATTTGAAATTTTAGATGAGCTTTGGCCCATCCTAAAACAGAAAGGTACAAAACTTGCTTATTATAGTGGGAATGATTATTGGCCAGAAGCTTACCCTTGGTATTCGCTTGAAAATTACCTATGTGCCGACCAATTAGCCTTTCGACTTTGCCGACACCATAACAAACATTTTCTTTACTATTGCCCGTGGATAGACTATGACCAGTTTTCGTTCACTGGTGTCAGTGATGGGAACAAATTTGGCTCGTACATAGCTGAATACAAGGAGAATTTTCCAAAGGAATACGAGTTTGTTACTGGCTTGTCTAGTAAGTTTGATTTTATAGATTTAGAAATACACTCTCATTCTACTAAAGAAGAAACCTCTGAATGCATGTCGAATAGTATAGCCACCCTACACGTTAAGCATTTAGAGGGATACGGGTTCGCGATTATAGAAAGCATGGCCAGAGGGCGACCAGTAATACTACACAAAAAATTTGCACAAGACAAAAGCTACGTACAGTGGGCTATAGAAAATGTCACCGCTCTGTATTTCGAGTCCGAAGATGAAATACACGCTAAAATGAAATCCATAATTGAATGCCAAGAATACAGGCATTGGCTTCAAACAGTCTGCTCTCAAGCGATAAGGTCCTTAGTTAACAATCAGGAGCAAACCAATAATTTAAAAAAGTTTTTAAACGAGTTAAAATGACTAACCCTTTTGACCATTTTGATATAATATTCTGCGTTAACCTTGACTCTAGGCCCGAAAGGTGGGGCGAGAGCCTTGAGGAGTTTGAGAAGGTAGGAATAGCGAACAAGGTGAGAAGGTTTTCTGGGCACAAATATAATATTGACCATTGGATGAGGGGCAGGATGGGATGCTTTTCTTCATTTCGTGAATGCGTGAAGATAGCGAACGACGAGGGAGCGGAAAATGTGCTCGTTTTCGAAGACGATGTTAGGTTCGTAAACGATACAAATGAGGTTTTAAGTAAAAGCATAGAAGATTTAAAAAAGCGGGAGTGGGATATGTTCCACTTAGGGACTAATCCTCAAGGGAAGGGCTCCTTGGAGCGAAGAACAGATAACCTGTTGAGACTAAAGTCAGGGCTTTGCTTACATGCGGCAGCTTATAATAAAAGATTTTTTGAAGAAGTTTTAGTCACAGTTCCCGAGGGGGCTAAGATATTAGAGTGGTTGCTTAGTGAGCATAATCGAACCGGACATGGGAGCATGGATGGCTGGGTAATGACGCATGTGTGCCCTAACAGGGAGGTTTACTGCACTAACCCTATGATAGCGACACAGAGGCCAAGCTTTTCCGATATAGATAACAAAATGTCAAATTTTGGAGAAGACTTGCTGAAAGCTTTTAGCGAATTAGCCGAAGAACTAGAAAAGGAAATGATAGTCGCTGATGATGCTGGTGTTGATTTAAAAACTGGAAAACTTACAGTATAAATAAAATGAAAATATGTGGATTACATGCAGGGCACGATTGCTCGTTCGCTGTTCTAGACGAAGGAAGACCAGTCGTTCATCTCGAACTAGAAAGGTTCATACGTAAAAAGGAGCCCAAGGACGATGCTTACAAATTTTTCCAAGAAAAGTATGCGGATCACGAAAACATACACTACTACGCTCATACTTTAGACATATGGGAGCAGACTTACAAAAGCTCATACGACTCAATGATGTCCCACATCAAGGGCAAAGGGACATACCAGATACCGGGTCACCACGAATCTCACGCAGCTAATGCCTTTTTCTCCAGTAACTTTGATCAAGCATTGATCATAACAATAGACGGAGGCGGAAGAGACTACGTTAACAAAAACCATGTAGTCACCGCTTTTACTGCATGGGAAGGAATCGGCAACAAGATATATCCAATAGAAATATTAAAAGAGCAAGAAAGCAATATTGGCTACACTTGGAGGAATTTCACAGAGTGGTCTTTCGGATTGTCTACTGGGTATCCTAAAGGCTCTCAAATGGGGACCATAATGGCTATGGCCGCATTTGGTGATCCGGTATACGAAAATGAAATGGAGTCCATGATTAGGAACTTCGAGCTTGGGTGTCAGCCCAATGAGAGGTTTGGATACTACAAGGCAATAGTGGAAAGAAGCGAGAAAGACAAATTCGACGTTGCAGCATCTCTCCAATCGGCTACTGAAAAAGTAATAAGAGAAATGATTCAGGGGTACTTAGATAAAAATCCTGATCTCAGATACTTGTGCTTCTCTGGAGGAGTAGTTCTAAACTCTCTCATGATGGGCAAAATGTGGGATTGGTTCAAAGGGAGAATAGACGATATTTATGTCTGCCCTGTTCCTTATGATTCTGGACTGGCTATTGGTTCCGCACAATGGCTATGGCATCAACACCTAGATAATCCGAGAATTAAGTGGGAGGATAATTTTACTCCTTATCTCGGGGAGCCTTATGATCAAGATCGAGTTCTGGACGCGATTTTAAAGTATACAGATAAAGTGAATTACGATTTCGTAAATGATATGGATGTCCTTGGTCTTTTAGCAGACCAAAAAATTATCTCTATTTTCGGAGGAGGCGCAGAGTCCGGCAGAAGAGCTTTGGGTAATAGAAGCATACTCGCTGACCCGAGAAGCCCAGACATGAAGGACTTGATTAACGATAAGGTTAAGCACAGGCAATGGTTTAGACCGTTCGCTCCGTCTATCCTAAGAGACAGAGTGGGGGATTACTTTAAGCATGATGTAGACAGCCCTTACATGACATATTGCCTAGAGTTCAAAGAGAGCGTCAGGGCTCAAGTCCCAGCGGTAGTACATAAAGATGGAACGGCCAGACTTCAAACGGTGTCGCAAAACGATAACTATAGATACCACCAGCTTCTGAAGAAATGGGATGAGCTTACTGGATGCCCCATATTTTTGAATACAAGCTTTAATGATACTGAGCCCATAGTCGAGACTCCCGAGCACGGGATCAATTGCTTCTTGGGGACTAACATAGACAACTTGTTCTTTTTCGATCACAACATACTCCTATCTAAAAAATGATAACTACAGAACTACAGGGAGGTTTAGGCAATCAATTATTTCAAATGTCTGCTGCTATCGGAGTCGCGCTAGACAACGATGATGTAGCAGGATTCGACATAAGCAAATTCGGACATACTGTACAGGGATTCAACCCTCGTAAATATGTAGATAATGTTTTCAGGAACACGATCTTCGACGAGGATATGCAGGTCGCGTTTAACTGCACCGCAGATCCAAGTCGATTCGACTACGAAAAGATCCCGTACGTAGAGGCTATGAAATTGATTGGTTATTTCCAATCTTATAAATATTTCGATGACCACAAAGACAAAATTATAGAAATGTTTTCCGCTACAGAAGAAGTCGAGCAGAAATTCAAAGAAGAAGTTTTGCAAAAAAGCGCAGCATTACATGACGAGACACTTCGGCCTACTTGTTCCATTCATGTACGAAGAGGCTCGTATGTAAAGGACGCGTCTCATCACCCTCCCTGTAGTGCTGAATACTACGAAAAAGCAATGGAGAGCATAGACTCTTCTCAGCAAGGGATGTCTTATCTGGTTTTTAGCGACGACAAACAGTGGTGTGAGGAAAACATTCTCCCCTTAGCGAATGGAGATAGAAGTGTTGAGTTTCATAGCAGATATCAAGATTGGGAAGAAATGTGGTTTATGTCTTTGTGCGACAATAACATCATAGCTAATAGTTCATTTAGCTGGTGGTCCGCTTACTTAAACAAGAACGATACGAAACAAGTCGTTTATCCTTCTATATGGTTTGGCCCCGCATATGCGTATTTCGACACTAAAGATCTATGCCCAGAGAAGTGGAAATCGATTTGACAAAAAAATCTAGCATTAACTTGTTTGACAAACAGGCTTCCCACACACCGGAGAGACTTGGGTATTACTCCTTTTCTCATAACAGAAGGCCGAAATACTTCGATTACCTCCCAAATGGGGATGACCCCGAAAACGTAGCATTGTTTACGAGCGGTTTTTTCGATGCGGATTACGTGGAAACCATAAAGGCTAAGTTAAAAATCGCTTGGATAGTGGAAACCAGATGCGTTGATTTTTGGGCTTACTCTAAAATACTAGAAACAGAGAGGGTGTTTGATTACATATTCACATTCGACGAGATCCTTCTCTCAAGAAGCGACAAGTACATCAAAAACTTGATCGCTAGTTCCAGAGTTCTGGATGAAGACTGTGGAGTTAAGGAAAAAAGCAAAAATATATCCATGATCGACAGTGGCAAGAGGTTTTGCTCTGGTCATATTTTCAGAGGCGAAGTCTACGATAAAGTGGTTAGGGACAAGCCAGTGGATATGTGGGGACGTACTCATAAGCCCTTCGCTTTAGACGAACTGCACAAGGAAAAGGAGGAGCCCTTAGGCGATTACAGGTTCTCAGTGACCATAGAGAATGAATCTGCAACTAATTATTTTACCGAGAAAATCATAGACTGCTTCATGTACGGGACTGTTCCGATTTATTGGGGATGCCCTAACATTCTAGATTTTTTCAACACAAAAGGGATAGTCACATTTAGTACGCTAGATGAGCTCGATGCTTTGTTAGATAACATGACCCCAGAATACTATAATTCAATACTCGATGCCGTTCGGGATAATCATGAAAGGTGCAAGGAATATTTATCCATGGACGATACATTAGCTAAAAACTTAGACCTTACTTTAAATCGTAAGAAGTGAATAATGAACAGGAAATACTTACCCACATTCGCTGAGTTAGTTGATAGGATGACAATTTGTCAACTGAAAGCTATTTTTATCCCCGAGAATAAGGAGCCTTACGACCAAGAGATAAGTGACATTAAGCACGATCTTAACGAAATAATTAAAGAGAAGGATATAAAGTTAACGGGCGAATTGCTAAGGGCAACCACGCTGGTAATGTTGACGAATAGATACATTTGGGAAAACGAAAGCAAATGTAGAAACGGAGACGCCCAAAGTCTAGAGCTTCTTAAACTAACTCATTCTATCAACGGAGTAAGGAACACTGCTAAAAATGTCATCTCTAAGGAGTTAGGGGAAAGAGTAGACTTAAAGACTGATTGCTTAGCTGCCGAATTAAAATCCGATTTTCAAAATTGGGATATTTTCGAATGAGAGTTTTAGTTGTAGGAGATATTTGCGAAGACGTATTCCACTATGTCAAGTGTGATCGACTTTGCCCAGAGGCTCCAGTCCCCGTGGTAGTAGTAAAGAATACTAAAGAAAGCTACGGCATGGCTGGAAATGTCTCTCGAAACCTAGAGTCTTTAGGATGCAGTGTTGATCTTATATCGAATCAAGAAAGAATACGAAAAGTAAGATATGTAGATGACAACACTAACCAAATGTTCATAAGGGTAGACGACGATAAAGATGTCCAAAGAATACGAGGTATAGAAGATGTGAACTTTAAAGACTATGCGTGTGTCGTAATATCCGATTACGATAAGGGGTTCCTAAGTGAGGAAGACATAAAGAAGATAAGTGAAAAACATCATGTTACTTTTTTGGATTCTAAAAAATACATTGGATCTTGGTGTGAGAATATAACTTATATCAAAATAAACTCCTTTGAGTACGAGAGGACACTTCACACGATTAAGGGCATGGACAGTATTTTAAATAAGATGATTATCACGGCAGGATCTAATGGCTGCACGTACAAAGATAAGGTATACCCAGTTTCAAAGGTAGATGTAAAAGATCTCAGTGGTGCTGGTGATAGTTTTTTGGCTGGTTTGGTTAAAAAATACATAACGACAAGGAATATCAAAGACTCGATAGAGTTCGCTAATCATTGCGCTACGCAGGTAGTTCAGCAAAGGGGCGTCTCAACAATAACACGATAATGAAAAGAGTATTAGTAACTGGAGCCACAGGGTTTGTGGGTAGCCACATGATAGACTTCCTTTTAGAGAAGGAACCCGAATGTCGAATCTACGCCACTAAAAGGTGGAGGAGCAGAACCGACAACATAAAGCATTTGATTGATAACCCGAGAGTCGAGTTTTTAGAGTTTGACCTTACCGATAGATCTTCGATTGCAACGGCACTTACTAAATCTTATCCCGATACTATATATCATTTCGCAGCGCAAAGCTTTCCGGGTACATCTTTTAATACGCCTATTCAAACGCTAACAACCAATGTTCTAGGGACGAGCAACTTGTTCGAGGAAATAAGACTTTTAAAAGCATACGATTCTGACTGCGATTTCGATCCTATAGTAGTAAGCATCTCTTCAAGCGAAGTGTATGGGAACCCGAACGAAGACGAAGTTCCCATAAAAGAAACCAACCCAATTAGGGCCGCTAACCCATATTCGATAAGTAAGGTTGGTCACGACTTGATGTCTCAGTATTATCACACAGCTTACGGGATAAGAGTTGTCATAACTCGTATGTTCAGTCACGAAGGGAAACGAAGGGGCAAAGAGTTTGCGTTATCTTCTTTTGCTCATCAAATAGTCCAGCATGAGAAGTCCCCGAACTTCCCTAATGAAGGACCTTACGAGATAAAGGTAGGCAACTTGAATTCCACCAGAACTTATAATCATATTGAAGACGCGGTAAACGCATACTATTTAGCCGCCACAAAAGCCACTTCCGGCGAAGTTTACAACATCGGCGGTGATGAGACCTGCTTGGTCGGGGAAGCGTTAGAGATGCTGTTAGAGCAGTCCAAGGCCCCAAGAGATAAGTGGACCATAGTGGTTGACAAAGAAAGGTTGAGACCCACGGATATTACGCTTCAAATACCCGACAGCACAAAGTTCAGAGAAGAAACAGGGTGGACTTTAACGAGGACGCTCAAGGATATATGTGAAGACCTATTGGATTACTGGAGAAATGTCTAACAAAATACTTATCATTTACAATACTTGCGCTTTATATGAGAAGGAAGCGAAAGTGGACTCTTGGATAGATCAGATAAAAGCTATCCTATCTCAAAATTCTATTTCAAGCTGCAAAGTAGTCCACTCCGATTGCGGGACTCACACAAGACATAGGTCTAAAATTAAAGAGTATTTTGGGTCTGATTTATCTTATTATCACACTGCGGAAGCTTTACCTATACAAACGACCTGTAATCATGCAGCAAAAAAAATGGTGAATGAGTTTGGGAATTTTGAAACTTATTTGTATTTAGGTGCAGGAGTCAAATTTACGCACAATGCCCAACTAGAAATAGCTCATGAGACATTGACGACTTCAAGGAGATTATCGAAATTAGATTTCCACGTTATTAGACCTCCTGAGTTGCCCCCTGCGGAAGAGATGCACCCCCCTTTTGATTTCTACGACAACATGGACAGGGGAAGCGATCACTTTTATGCCTTAAAGCCCGGACAAAGAGTCAATAATCATACTGCGATGTTTACTCATTCTCATTTTGAAAGTTACGGCGACAGGCTGCTCCCCGATGCGTACAACGGAAACGGAGCAGAGTCTATATATCCGTTTTTAGCTTCAGCACTTGGCAAACAACATGGAATACTAAGTTTTAAATACGCAGGTAGCCTATTCCATATACCAGACCATGACGGAGCTAATCAGTTTTTACCATTAACGAGCGGAGAAAACAGACTCAGCTACTTCTACAATTGGGCATTTAGAAACGAACGTAATCATTTCGACGAGCTAAACGAAAAGGGAGCGGAGTACGGCATACAAACGGATGTGCCAGAGAAAGAATATTGCCAGAGGCAAATGCCTATCAAGGCGTTTACTGAAGATGGGCTTCCTAAATCCGAAGAACAAAGGAAGAAAATCTACGAGCTCCTTTGCGAGTACGCTTTTCTCGATATAAATAAACTTAATTACGACGAAATCGAACACACTTTTGAGCCATGATTTTTGACAATGAAATTAAAACGTTCCGCCCTGACATTCATAAGGACTACAGGGGAGATTTATGGACCACACACAAACGAGACTCCTTTAAGCCAGAGCTTGACTTTAAGCATGACAAATATTCTACTTCTGGCAAGGGAGTATTGAGGGGTCTGCATGGAGACTTCGAAACCTACAAGTTAGTGTCTTGCTTGTCTGGAAGCATGTACTTTGTAGTCGTAGATAATAGAGAAGATTCCGTTACCTACTTAGCTTGGGATTCTTTGATACTAGATGACAAGGAGAGGAAACAAGTGCTTATACCACCGGGTTTTGCTAATGGCTTTTATGTTTTGGAGGGACCAGCCCTGTTTAGTTATAAGCTTAGTTACCCTACGGACTATGTTGATGCAGACAAGCAATTCACCTTGAAATGGGACGATCCTAATCTGGGAATAGATTGGCCAGATAATAACCCAATTTTGTCAGAAAGAGATAAATCATGTCAGAACTTACATCTAAAGCCAATAGCTTAAAAGGAATCAGGTGCTCTCTACCGGAGGTAAGTGAGCCCAAAATGAGCCCACAGGAGCTCGTCGCTTTCGAAAGAGACATAGCTACTACTTTCGATGACGCTAAAATAAGAGCCCCAGTTCATCTTTATAGCAATAACGAAGAGAAGATGGTGGAGGTATTCAAGAGGATATCTGATAAAGACTGGGTTCTATGCACTTGGAGAAGTCACTACCAATGCTTATTGAAGGGTGTTGATCCCAAACTCTTAAAGGAAGAGATAATGAAAGGTAAATCAATTGCACTTAACTTTAAGGAACAAAAAGTTTTGTCTTCCGCGATTGTAACTGGAGTCCTTCCTATATCGGTAGGGTTGGGGAAAGCTATCAAAATGAGAGGCTCCGATGAAAAAGTATTCTGTTTTGTAGGTGACATGACAAGCATGACGGGTTCTTTTTTGGAGTGCTTTAATTACTGCAAGAATCACAACCTTCCTGTTTATTGGGTCATAGAAGATAATAACAAATCCGTATGCACGGATACCCGAAAAACTTGGAACACAGACTTACTTGAAATGGAGAAAAATTCAGATGAGCATATAATCTATTATTACTACAGTAGCATGTATCCCCATGCTGGTGCGGGTAAAAGGGTTCAATTCTAATGAAGTACTCAGATGAACTAAAGAGATCGATGGAGCTCCTTGCTCAAAACGACAAGGTAGTCTTTCTCGGACAAGCAGTAGCAGACAAGGGAACAGCTATGTCGAATAGCTTAGCGGATATATCCGATGAAAGAAAAATCGAGTGGACCGTCACAGAGGACATGCAAATGGGAGCGAGTATCGGAATGGCACTCGAAGGGTTAATCCCCGTCTCTCTTTACCCAAGGTGGAATTTCCTTTGCCTAGCTACGAATCAGATCGTAAATCACTTGGATAAGCTTCCTGCAATGTCAGACGGCCAATATTCTCCTAGAGTTATAATCCGAACTAGTATCGGAGCTCAAAGGCCACTTCATCCGCAACATCAACACGTTGATGATTTTACCGAAGCATATAGGCTTATGTGCCCCAACGTGAATATAGTAAGACTAGACGAACCAGAGGAAATTTACCCAGCCTATGAAAAGGCACTAACCAGAGAAGACAGCAAAAGCACTATTCTTGTAGAATGGGGCGACTACCACGGAGAAAAATGAGTTTCAATTGGCCATTAATAAATGACAATTTTTCTGAAGTAGACAGAGAGGAAGTTATCTCTTGGCTCAGAAAAAATCCTAGGCTTACCCAAGGCCCCAAAGTGGCCGAATTCGAAGAAGTTTGGAGTAAGTGGCAAGGAGTGAAGCATTCTGTTTTCGTTAACTCTGGGGCCAGTGCTAACTTCATAATGTTCTCCATAGTCAATGAGCTTATAGGGAGAAATCACTTTTTAAAAACAGGCAGACAGGCAGAAGTAATTACCTCTCCCTTGGGTTGGGTGTCAGACGTAAGCCCTGTGGTTATGATGGGGATGAAGCCAGTTTTCGTTGACGTAAATCTGCAAAATATGTCGATGAACACTGAAAAAATAATAGAAGCGGTGACAGAAGACACGGTGGCTATAAATTTGGTTCATGTTCTTGGGTTTAACGCTGTTGACTCGGGTCTAGTTCAGTATTGCGACGAGAAAGGCATCCTGCTCATAGAGGACTGCTGCGAATCGCATGGGGCAACTTACCTTGATAACAAAATAGGGACTTACGGAGATATGTCTAATTTCTCTTTTTACTTTGGTCATCATATGACGACTATTGAGGGAGGCATGGTTTGCACTAACGATGACGAACTGTACGAATACATGAAACTATTTAGATCTCACGGCATGACAAGAGAGACCTCCCCGAAGTTTAGGGAGCGTTACGAGAAAGAATACCCCGAGCTTAACCCCTTATTTACTTTTGCTGTCCCCGCAATAAATATGAGGAATACGGAATTTAATGCTGTGGTGGGGTTGTCTCAAATTAAAAGACTGGACACAAACATAAGTTTAAGGCAGCACAATCTAAATGTTTGGCTAGACAACTTAGATCCTAAAATCTTTTATACGAACTTCGACTCTAAAGGGAGCAGCAACTTTTCTCTGCCTTTAATAGTCAGGCCCGATATGACAGAAGAGGACAAAGAAGGCTTGATGGGTGAGGTTTGTGAAGTGCTAGAAGAAGAAAAAATAGAGTACAGGGTGGGCACTGCTGGTGGAGGCAATCAGACATTACAGCCCTATCTAAAGTCAGGAAAATACGAATACAGAATACACGACCATTTAGATAATACTAATCATATACATGATTATGGACTGTACATAGGCAATCACACAGAGCTAACAGAACAACAAGTGATTAATCTATGTGACCAGTTAGCATCTACACCTTAGAAATTAAATATACTATGTTTGAAAATAAAAAAATTCTTGTTACAGGCGGTTCTGGGATGATTGGCAGAGAGCTCGTAACGATGCTTCTAGATAGGGGAGCAGAAATAACAGTCGCATCTCTGGATAGCCCAAGAGATATGGACGAAAGGGTAAATTTCAAACCAGCGAACTTAACTTTAAAGCATAACTGTGAAATTATGGTAAAGGGTATGGATATGGTATTCCATCTAGCTGGGATTAAGGGGTCACCTTTAATGTGCCAGAAAAAACCAGCATCCTTCAGCGTCCCAATGCAGCAATTCAACTTAAACATGATGGAGGCTGCTGTGAACGAAGATGTTGAATGGTATTTGTATACGAGTTCTGTTGGGGTATACAAACCAGCAGAGGTTTTTTACGAAGATGATGTTTGGAAAACTTTCCCATCGGAAAATGATAGATTCGCAGGGTGGGCTAAGAGAATGGGGGAACTACAAGCTCAAGCTTATTCGATAGAGAATGACTGGAACAGAGTATCCATAGTTAGACCCGCCAACGTATACGGAAATTATGATAACTTCGATCCTGAGACGGCAATGGTTATCCCGTCTTTGATATGCAAAGCTAGTTCATCACCTGTGCTAGACGTATGGGGTGATGGATCGCCAATTAGGGATTTCATTCACGCCAGAGATGTCGCTAGAGGCATGATGCATATGGTAGAAAACAAAGTGATCGTCCCTGTCAATTTAGGATCAGGAAAGGGCGTTACGATTAAAGAGATCGCAGAAAGCGTTGCTAAATCTTTTGGCTCTGAAAGAGAGATAAATTGGCAAGTTGACAAACCTACTGGTGACGCAAAAAGACTTCTCTCTATGGAGAGAGCGAACAGCCTAGGATTTTATCCTGAGATTAGTCTAGAAGATGGCATTTCAGAGACGGTAGACTGGTTCCTGAATAATCCATCCTTAGTCGGAAACAGACATAATGCATTTAAATAAAACACTTGTAACAGGAATAAGCAGCGGACTTGGCAAATACATACACGAAAACACCAAGGACTCCATCGGTGTTAACAGGGATAACTCTGAAAAAATAGTCCGAGATCATAAGGACGATTTCTTTGAGACGATTATCCATTGTGCCTTCAACTCTTCAAGCGATGTTTCTGATTACAAATCTTACGTAGAAGACAACGTTTTCTTTACCGCTAAACTGGCGGACATAAAGTGCCGAAAATTTATTTACATAAGTTCCGTTAATGTATACAGCGAAGAAGATAATTACTATAGCCTATCGAAAAGAATAGGCGAATACATAGTGAAGTCAAGGCAACCAGACAGCCATCTAATTATTAGATGTTCTGCAATTTTAGGGCCCACGATAAGACCAAATAGCTTAGTCAAGATACTGAAACATAAAGCTCCGAAGCTTACTCTTTCAGGCGACTCCACGTTCAACTATGTGCTTCAAAAAGATATATTAAAATTTATAAAACATAGCGATGAAGCGTCTTTGTTCGGCACATTGGACTTTACTTCCGAATCAGATGTAGACCTAAAATACGTAGCCGAAAAATACAATAAGGAAACAATATTCGGAGAATATAAATACGAGACCCCGAGAAGCAATACAGTAAAGGTTTATCAAGTTAGTCGGCAGTTCAAGAAAAGCAGCAAGGATATCATAGAGGAGTACATAAATGACTAAAAAAATATTGATTTGTGGCGCGTCAGGATTCATAGGTAGAAACCTGACAGAGTATTATCTTAATAAAAAAAATGAGTACGAAGTAAGAGTAGTAGAGCATGAAACGCCTATAGATTTTGTAGGCGACTTAGCCGAGATTGTAAAAGGCGATCTTAGGGATCAATCTTTCGTAAAAAAAGCATTGAAAGATGTGGATATAATATTGCAATTCGCAGCAACTACCTCTGGCTCGAAAGTAATTATAAATACCCCGCATGTTCATGTGACGGACAACGCGGTTATGAATTCTCTGATTCTAAGAGAAGCATACGAACAATCAATTGATCATGTGATATTTCCCAGTTGCACGGTTATGTATCAGCCTAGTGAAACCGCAGTTAAGGAGACCGACTTCAATGGTAACCAAAGAATTTATGACAGATACTTCGGGGTAGGTAATACTAAAGTCTATATAGAAAAAATGTGCGAGTTCTATTCTGGGTTACTCAAGAAAACAGGATTAGGCAGAACTAAGCATACAGTTATAAGGCACTCTAATATATATGGGCCGCATGATAAATTCGATATTGAAAACGGACATGTGTGCGGTGCTACGATTTGGAAAGCATTTCATCAGGATAAAATTGTTGTCTGGGGAGACGGGAAAGAGAAGAGAGACCTTCTTTACATTAGTGACTTGGTAGACTTCGTCGATAAGGCGATAGAAAATCAAGTGACGCCTTTCGGCCTGTATAATGTCGGGTTAGGCGAAGCGACGAGCGTAAGCGAACTCGTCGAAACGATAATGGCTTTAGCTACATGCGGTCCACCGACAAAGCATATTGAGTACGACACATCTAAGCCTACGATTCCGACTAGTCTGTTCCTCGATTGCACAAAGGCGAAAGAAGAGCTTTGCTGGGAACCAACGACCTCTCTTGAGAGTGGACTTATGAAAACGATAGATTGGTACAGGGAAAGCTCGAATGAGAATAAGGTCAAATACTTCGGGAGAAGGGGAGCAGGGACTTTTATAGTTTGCAGGAATACCAAAAGAGTTTTAATGGCCAAAAGGTCTGATAAAGTAAATATGCCTCTAACTTGGGCTTCGATTGGGGGAGGAATAGAAGGCGAGGAGCTTAACAATGAAGAAGAAATTGATATCGATTCAGCTAAGAAATGCGCTTGGATGGAGATAGTAGAGGAGACGGGCCATGAAGGGGAATTAGATTTAAACCTACTCGGGTTGATAAGGTACAACAATGGAATGAAATGGGAGAAAGGGTTCGAGAATTTTACCACTTACATGTTTATTGGGTTTGTGGAAGAGGAATTCGAGCCCCAAAAGAACTGGGAGACAGAAGAATTTAGATGGGTTGACTATAAAGATATAGAATCATTAGGAGAGATGCATCCATGCACTAGAAGAGCGTTAAAAGAAACAGCATTTGTAGAAATTGTAAAAAGCTTATGAAAAAAATTTTAATAACAGGTATCCTTGGGCAAGACGGATCAAACATGGCCGAATATCTCTTGTCTCTCGATGAAGAGCTAGAGGTCTATGGTAGTATGCGAAGGATTTCTAATCCCAACTATTCGAACATAGAATCATTTAGGGATCACCCGAGGTTCCATCTGAAATACATGGACTTATCCGATGATGTAAGCGTAAACAATTGCTTCAACAAAATACTCCCTGACTGCATGATAAATTTCGGGGCTAATTCGTTTGTAGGGGTTAGCTGGGACATGCCAACGCTTATGTTTAATGTTAACACATTGGGCGTTGTGAGATGTTTAGAGGCAATTAAAAATTATAAACCAGAGTGTAGATTTTACAGTGCTGGGTCTAGCGAGGAATTTGGAGATGTCCAGTATACGCCTCAAGACTTAGAGCACCCACCTAAGCCCAGAAGCCCTTACGGGGCCTCTAAAGTAGCAGCACGAGCCGTAGTGAAGGTTTACAGAGAGTCTTATGACCTTTACGCTGTACACGCTACGCTGTTCAATCACGAAGGAACACGAAGGGGAGAAGAATTTGTTACTAGAAAAATTACTATGGGAGCAGCAAAAGCTTATTGCGATTCCATCAAGGATGAATCAAATATTACCTCTATATATTTAGGAAATGTAGACGCGAAAAGAGATTGGAGTGATAGCGAAGATTTCGTAAAAGCTATTTGGCTAATGCTTCAGAAAGACAGCCCTCAAGACTATTTGTTAGCTAGTGGGGAAGCTCATACGGTTAGGGAATTCGTAGAACTGGCCTACGGAGAAGCTGGATTCCACGACACGTCTTGGAGAGGAAGCGGAGTAGAAGAGTCGTTTGGGTTTGAAACCGAAACCGGAAAATGGATACCGCTAGTTCAAATTTCTGAAGATTTCTATAGACCCGCCGAAGTGAATATCTTGTTAGGCGATTCTAGCAAAACAAGGCTTGACCTGAATTGGCAACCAAAGGTAAGCTTCGCTGAGTTGGTGACCAAAATGGTCAAGTGGGACATTGAAAAAGCCAAGGAAAAAGAAAACATCAGTACATGGCCAGTGTCTTTTCCTGATAAAGAAACTGTGCGCTAACCCTGAGGCTTTGGCTCAGAAAAAATTGTACGGCAGGGAGGTCGTTGCTTGTAAAAAGCTTTTAAAGAAATACTCATTTGAAAAATTAAAATCCATACAAATATTGCAGCAAGACAAACCTAACAGCATACTGGGTTTTCTTTCGAAAGAGGGAGAAAAACTTCTTAATATTTTACTTTTAAAAAGCAATATCAAAGAGTCTGAAATTAAAGAGCTAAACAAATCAAAAGAAATTTTTGGAGAGGATGTAGAGTACAAGAAGAAGCCTAAAACATTGTTAGGATTTATGAATTATGAGCCCGAAAGTAAAAGAAAAAACTGATCAAGGATTTGGACAGGTTGTGGATACGTTCCTGAAAGGGAAGGAATACAAAAACTATCATTACGCCTTTGAAGACCACGTATCGTATAAAATTTCAACAGGCAGTCTCTTGTTTGATATGGCTACCGATGGGGGGATAGGACCAGGAATAGTTAGGTTTATTGGCCAATATGCTGGTGGCAAAACATCTGAAGCACTTGAGTTGATTAGGAATTTTCAGAGTACGATTGAAAGGCCATTTATAGTATACTTCAACGCAGAAGGGAGAGTGAACTCTGAAACGTTAGAAAACGCTGGTGTCAAGTATGATGATCCAGATCAATTTAAAGTAGTGTCCACTCAAACACTCCATGTCGTGTACGACACTATGACCCAAGTCATCAGAGAAAACATGTCTTTCCCTAAAGCAGAGAGAAAACAATTCGCGTTTGTCGTAGACTCTTTAGATTCTCTTTCTTCTGCGGACGACCAATTGAAAACTTCTCAAGATTCGGCTAGGGTTGCTGGTGGGGCAGTTACAGCTTCTGCCTTTTTGAAAAAAATGGGACTGTCCTTAAATACCCAAGGGCATCTTTGCATAATGATTAGCCAAAGAAGAGATACCGTTTCTGCTGATAGATATAAAGCTACGCCTTATAAAAATCACAACGCTTCTGGTGGACACGCTTTAGACCATCATGCCAACTGGATATTTGAGTTTGGTGGTAGGTACAAATCCGATAGGATACCAGCAAATCCATCAGCAGCACTAGATGACGAAAAAAATCCCGCCATAGGTCACTATTGTAAATTAAGAGTTAAAAAGTGCCCTAATGAAAAAGAAGACTTGCTAGTTAAATATCCAGTTAAGTATAAAGAAAAAGGAGGGAGTAGCATTTGGGTATCCAAAGAGATAGTAGATACTATGGAGAAAATAGGATGGTACGACTCAAGGGGAGCTTGGATTTACATCGAAGAAGAGATTATCGAACAATGTAAGAAGAAAAAAATAGAAGTACCTGAAAAGTTTCAAGGAAAAAAGGAATTATTTAAGTTCGTAGATGAGAGTAAAGAGTTTAAAAAATATGCTTACGATAGGATGAGGGAAGCTTTCAGTGGGTTATGAGACTCAAGAACATACATGGTAAATTAGTATACAAAAACGTTAAATCTAAGTTAATAGATTGGCGAGGTAAAAGTAGAAGTAAAATACAAAGAAAGGTAAAACTCTTCTTAAAGGATTATTGGGAGAATTGCATAGTGTACGAGGAGTTTCCTGTCTACGGGAGTAGAATGACAGTCGATATTTTTAATGCAACAAAGAAGATAGCTATTGAAGTACAGGGCAAACAGCACAATGAATTTAACAAATTTTTCCACAAAAATAAGCTGAACTATCTGTATTCGATGGAGAGGGATCTGAATAAAAAGAAATGGCTTGAGGATAATGATATACAGTTGGTTGAGGTGCTGGAAAACGAGGTAGAAGGGCTAAAAGAGTCTTTTTTTTATGAAAAATACGGTATAAAGCTTCGCAAAGTGTAATAATATATACAGATGCGTATGTGCCTTCATGAACTACAAAGAATACATGAATGGACCGGGAGGCCCGAAAAAAAGAACCATTAATACTATGAGTGACCAAGACGTAAATCCAGAGAATCCAGAGCAGCAAAACACCCCCGCTCCTGAACCGCAGCCAGAAGAACAGCCCGAGGTCTTGGGTTCCGACATGGATCTAGACATAGACATTCCAGATATCCCAATGCCGTCTGACGTCCCTGAGAAGCAAGTGGTCGAAGACACATTTAAGAGCGCATTTAGTGTTGCCGTTGTGGGAGTCGGACAAGGCGGAGGCAGACTAGCGGAGACTTTTTGGGAAGTGGGCTACAGGAAAGTAATTTGTATTAATACCGCAAAACAAGATTTGAATTCTTGTAAGATACCAGAGGAAAACAAGCTGTTAATCGGTGGTGAAGGAGCAGGTAAGAACCCATTAAAAGCGAAGGAAATTTTTGAAGCAAATTATGAGGACGTGCTAGACTTTTGTCGTAAAAGCTTCTCTGACGGTTTTGACCGCGTCCTCGTATGTATAGGTGCTGGGGGAGGCACTGGTGCTGGGGGTGGAACAGTCGTGATAAACGCTCTTCATGATTTGGCTCAATCTCTAGGGATAGAAAAAGATTCAAAAGACGCGAAGGTGGGAGCCATTGTAGCCTTGCCTACTAGGGCTGAAGGCTCAAGGGTACAAGACAACGCCGAGAATGCTGCTGGAGATATAGTCCAGATGGTTAGGGATAAGACCCTCTCTCCTTTGATCTTGCTCGACAACGAAAAGATCAAACAGATTTATCCTGGGCTTTCCATTAATAAATTTTGGAAGACAGCAAACGGAAGTATCGTCAAGCTATTCCACTTGTTTAATCAGGTGTCAGCCCAAGACAGCGCATATACTACTTTTGACAAGGCGGATTTAGACACCGTCCTCTCTAGCGGAATTATTACTTTTGGTGCTATGCCGATTAAGGACGACAACATTTCTGAAGCCGAAATTAGTTCGGCCATAAGAGATAACTTGCGTCGAAACATTTTAGCTGGTATAGATCTGAAGACAGGCAGCATTGCCGCCTGTATTCTTATGGGAGGTAGAGACAATTTGGACAACGTTCCTCAGGACAGCATAGAAACAGCCTTTGATCAATTGAACCGATTGCTTGGGGATGGATCTACCGTTCATAGAGGCATATACTCGATGTCCAGACCGGGACTTGTCGTTTACACAGCGATTGGTGGGCTGCAATGCCCCGATCACTTGTTCGATATGTTCTTTAAAACCGATAGGAAATACTAATCCTATCTAATTAGATAAAGTAGTTACTCCCTCAGTGGGGAGTTGTTAAAATATTTGTATTATGTCCGAAGATTATTTTGCCAAGTCGCTAGATTCTATAACACATTGCCCCGAAGTCGAGAGAGTCGTTCTCCGTGGAATTTTAAAAAACGAGGATGTGTTCCCAGACGTTGATGTAAGTCTCAAAGACGATGACTTTACTGTTGATCTTCATCAAACCATATATTCTGTAATCAGAAAATTCAAATCCAGCGGAGACCCAATCGAAACGACTATATTGGCTAGTTACATAAACTCTCTGACTATATCCTTTGATGATGTTCCTGACGTAAGCATATTCGACTACATTAAGGATCTGTTTTTCGGAAACGTCAGCGAACACGCTACAATAAAAGCCGCTCAAGACTTGGTCTTCATGAGGGTCCGCAGGGAAGACTTGTCTAGACTGAAAAAAGCCAACAAATATGTTAAAGAGAGTGGAGGAGACAAGTTTACAGAGTACGTCTCCGAAATGGATAAGATACTAAACGATAACGTTTACGCTTTCGACTCGGAGAAAACTCCCAAATGGATTTTCGAGGGACTAGAAGAAAGAAATGAAGAGCGAGGGCTGCAAGAAGATAAAGGCCAAGCTGGACTCCAAACTCCGTTTCAGAATTACAACGATTACTTTAGCGGACTAGA